GATAGATTATTCTGGTGGTTCAAATGGAGGAATATTAAGTGTTTACATAAGTAATTCAGCAACAAAACCTTTAAACCCTTCTATAGTAAGAACTGGCATGGATCTTTGTGAAGTATTTCCAAATTGCGAGTGTGCAACCTTAACTCCAGGAGGAACAGATGCTAATTGTGCAAATTGTGCTTGTTCTACTTATGCTGGAACTTATACAGCTAATTTAGTAGGATCAGCTATAGAATGTACTAATCAAGGAAAGTATCCAGTAGAGGTAGAGGTTGGAGATAATACTATTGATTTTGCTTTAGGATGTTTTAAAAATCCAAGAACTTGTTATGAATGTTATACTATAGCAAGTTGCGATACAGAAGGATATTATGAAGATGATACAGATTGTGGTCCACCAGTAGTTGAAGGAGTTGCGCCAACTACTACCACGACTACTACCACGACTACCACAACCACAACCACAACCACGACTACAACTAGTACTACAACAACTCCTCCTCCTCTATGTCAACAAGTTTCAGTATTTGGATTCTTTGGATAATACTGTGTAAATATTTATAAATATATGGCAAAAGGAGACATATCAGGAGTTCAGTTGATAAGGAAATTTTCCTCAAGATCTAACCCATTTTGGAATAATCAAGCATTACCATTTTCTGGAGGTTATATAGATCTTAAAAATTTTAATTGTTTAAATAATGATAGATCATTTAATAGCACAGTTTTGGGATTCTGGGAACCAAAAAGAAAACAAAACGATTTTACTTTTCCATATAAAAATTTATATGAATTAATAAATCATTCTGGAACGCAAAGCGGCAGTATCGGAGAATATTATTTTGCTTCTAGTGGTGATTTAATTAATGCTGGTTTTCCAGAAGAAGCATCTAGAAGATATGGATATAAATACACAAGTAGTGGCGAAAAAATTGGTTATAATGAAGTATACATAGAAGGTAATGCTACTATAGATGATCTTGTGGGTAAAAAAATTAATTGTATCATGCTTCATAGATTTGCTGATAGTGGATTAAATTTTACAGATAATGGAGATTTTAAAGCTCAAAAACAAAAAACAGGTCCAGGAATTTTAAGATATCAAATCTTTTTAACTACTGGAGATTTAGATATAAAAGATGGAATCGATCAAAAAATATGTTATCCAAGTATAGGTAGCGAATCTAATACAGAAAATTTTTTAAATTTAAAAAATAACAATGAAAATTTCATAATAAAAAAATCTGGTATCTATGGAGAAGATTTATATGGTAATTTTTATGTATCAAATTCTGGAAATCATAGATTTGATTACAAAATAACTTCTTCAGATGAAAATATAAAATTTACTTATTTTAGCAAGACAAAAGGAAAAGTAAGAGCTGGAGTAATGAATAGAATGCCAAAAAGAAGAGATCTTTTTAGAAAAAGAAACATTGGTTATGAGATTCATACTTCTAATTTAATTGCCGATCAACAATATACTGGATATATACAGTTTAGCGGAAATTATCCACAAAATGCAATTTATAACTATACAGGAATCCAAATACCAGTAATTTATTCAGTACATGATTTTGGCGCAAGAGCTAGTTTTGATAATTTTTATTTTAAATATACTGGATCTCATATTAAAAATATAAATAATTTTATTATGTACCCAATTGGTGAAACTATAGATATAGAGAAAAATCAAAGTGGATTATACAATAAACTAACACTAGGATTAACAATTTACAATACAGGAGTTGGGGTTTCTGGAATTAATAGCTTAAATAAAATAAGTAAAAACTGGTTTAATCCCAGCATAGAAGCTAAATTATTTTGGGAAGCAACTGGACAACAAAATATAAATATTTTAAATAATTATGGATCTGTATATTTTGAAACTGGAGCATATGGATCTTTACCTTCAGAACATTATATACAATATAATAATCAATCTGGCGCTTTTCAAAATGATATATTCTTTTCTATAGAGAATACTGGTCAAATTCCAGAGGGTCAATTCTCTGGAAACGTAAATATTAACGTAAGTGATTCTTCTTGTGAAAATTACAGTTTTCCAGTTTTACTAAACTATCTGCCATAAAATAGTGTAAATACTAATGCCCACATTGAGTGAATTCGGCGAACATCCTAAAAAAATAAAAAATAGTTCTTTGAAAATTAGGAAAACGCCGAGCCAAGCTTGTATCGCGGTTTTCTTGATATAAGAAGGTGTAGAGACTAACTCTTGAGTTACCGCAACAATAAAAGAGACACGAGCGCTCAAACTTGCTAAAAACAAGTAAGACATAGTCCGAACTTATTGGTAACAATAAGAAATCTTTATTTAAAATTTAAAGATAAAAACATCATGCGTCCCCTAACTAAGCTTTTTGAGGTATTGAAAAATATCCAAATTAATAGGACACTGGGGCGCATTTGGACCTGAGTAGCTATACGACGGGTAAAAAAGTCCAATTTAAATACAATTTATATATTTAAATTAGTTGGTTTAATAGTGTAAATCTTCTTATATGGAGAGCCTTTCTTTTAAACATGCACCCATAAGAGTAGGAAGTGATTTAAATAATTTATCTTTTTTAGTAGCTACTAATGGAAATTGTAGCACAACAAATACTCTAACAGAAGTCAAGGGAATAGGATATTATAATTCTTATCGATTTCAATCTCCTAATGGTTATATAACTAATAGCGTATCTTTTCAGTATCTTATACAAAATAGTGATCCAATAAGATCTATATTAGAACTACATAAAAGCGGCCAGTTTGAAAATGCTGTGCCATATTATGTTGATATTGGAGGGTTAACTTTTAGAGAGTGTTATTTAGAAAGTTTTTCATTAAGTATTAATCCTAGCACAGTAGCTTCGGCGCAAGTTAATTTTATTAGTTATTCTCCTGCCAGTGGTCAATTTGGAAAGTATCAATTACCAGCTAATACAAATATTGATGCAGACTTTCTACATGGCACAGAAACTAACGTCTCAATTGGCGAATCTTCTGAATATTTTGGATTAAATTATAATTTAAAACTACAACATCAACCTATTAATACAATTGGCTCAAGTTATCCAAAAACAATAAAATTTCATGGCGCAGTAGAAGAGTTAGAACTTACAGAAAATCTATATAAAAGAATACTTTATACTGGTGATACAAAATCAATCACAATCAATTCTTCTGCAATATGTTGTCCAGATATAGATTATTCTATATCAATAAATGATGCTCAATCTATTTCAGCTAGTGCAAGTACACAAAACAATGGAGTCGTAACAACTTTAAGAAAGTTTACGAAATATTATTAATGTTTTATTCTCATAAAAATTTACCAATAACTTTAGAAGCATACAATTCTTCTGGAATTAAAGATTGCGAATATTCTTATTATAATTTTGTAGCTCAAAATGCGTCATTGAGTATTAATCCAAATGCAAATTTTACTTTTCCAGTTAATTATAAAAAACCATATAGAGGTTTTAATACTGAAGGATTAACTTCTACAATTCAACTTAGTTTTATAAGTCAAGTGCCTTATGATAATGTCTTTTTTGATAATATATTTGCAGAAAATGGTGTTAAAAATAATTTTAAAATAGCATTTGGTGATAGCGTGTTTGAAAGTGGTTATTTACGATCTTTTAGTGCTTCAATAGAACCTAATAATTTAATTCAAAATCAAGCTGAATTTATATTTTATAATACTGGAACTAATGGATTTACAGGAAGCGTTGGAAATGAAGATTACTCTATTAATTCTACATCTGGATATTATTATGCTCATGGCGCTAATACTCTTATAGCTTTTAAAGATGATTATAATGAATTTAGCAAACATCAAGTTAAAAGAATGGACTTTAATTATTCTGCTAATCTTCAAGCAGTTTATGATATAAATACCACATATCCTTCTAGAGTAATATATAATAAAGAAGAAATTGATTTATCAGTTGATCTAGATACTTATGGAGTCGGTATAAGAGATATAAATAATGTAATAAGTGGCACAAAAATCGTATATACTGGCATGACATCTCCTTCTATGGGTATACAGATATTCTTAAAAACTGGCTATTTAATGAATAAAAACTTTAATACTAAGCCTAATGATATTATAAATTCTAGAATATCCTTAAAATATTTCATATAATCTATTAATGGATAGATATACTGCTACAAAAATTAAAGATGGAATATTAATTAATGCCAATATATCCAACATACCTTTAAGAAAGAATACATTTTTAGTTTTTGATAAAGATTTATTTACTTTAAGAATTGATAGTTTTGATAATTATAAAATTCAAAAACAATGTAAAAAAATAGAAGCAGAAAACAAAATTCATATTTTTGAAAATACTAAAGAATTTTCTATTGGCGACTATATTGATATATATTATGATGAGTATGAATTCTTTGGATATAAAGAAGTCTCTAGTAGAGAGGGAGTTATATATAAAAATCAAAACTTTTATCCTCAAGACGGATTAACTTCAAGTAATAGAAAAACTATTCTAAGAGTAACAGAAATTGATGACACAAATATAGATTTAGAAATGGAAGAAAAAGGAGCTTATGTAACTCCACCAGATCAAGGAACACCATTTATAAGTGATGGAGGAGCAAAAATTTATATTGATCATTTTTATAGAAGATCAACAGTAAAAAGTTTCCAAACAAATTTAATTAAAAATATAACTTATAGAGATGATTTTGTCATTTTAGATTTATTGAATCCTTTACCTCAAAATGTAAAAGAAGGATTAGTAATAGTAAATAAAATTTTAATAAAAACTTATACTGACATATCTAATTTAAGCAAGGATAATGAATATTTTTATATTGTGCAAAATAAATTACCATACTTAAATCTTCCATTTCCAGAGATAGAAGACGAGATTGCATCAAAAATGTTTGAAGATATTCTTTTGAGAATGGATAATAAATTCATGCAAATAGAAAAAACTTTAAACGAAATAAATAGTAAATTACACTAAAATAATTCTATACAGGACAAGGGTAGTAGTTAGATTCTGCACACTCATGATATTCTGGCCATGGGCAATTAGAAGTTTGATAAGTTATACTTCCATAACCTATAATGAAATCCTGGGCCCCTAAATTAAGTCCTTGACAACTCCTAAAAAGCGATATATCGGCTGCAGCTCCAGTATCACAATTTGGATCATTATTAGTCCTAGTTGTTGATACTGTTATACTTCCACCTCCTGGCGATGAAGTAAGTCCAAAACTGTAACTCCCACAATTACCAGGCGGTGATGAATCAAACTCTATAATCATATTGCTGTAACTAACATTTATTTGTCCACAACTACACGCTACACCTACGTTAACTTGTACTCTATCACATGTTGGTATGCCAAAGCTACATTCTTCTGAAGAATAATAATTACAAGCGGTAGGATCTGAGCAATTCAGTACAACTCCACCTCCACCACCTCCACCACAATCACAACAATCTAAACTACTATTACCATTAATATCTACTGTTCCGTTTGGTAGAGATATTGCTGCGCTAGCTGATCCTGCTCCATAACATGCCGCATTATATGTTACACAATAATAATTAGATAAAATATATACTCAAACATATAATATAATATGAGCATACCAAATGATTATCCTTTTCTTTCTAAGATATTCTTAGAATTAGTATCAAATCAACAATTTAAAACTGCGTTTCAAGCTGTTGCGCCAGAAATTTATGCAGACATAGAGAGTGCGAGTACTAATCCAAATTGTAGTTGCAGAGGTAAAGTAGAAAATTATGTTAATACAAATAGACAAAAAGCTCTTGATTTTTTAAATAATTTTATTGAAAATACTGGAGTAGAAGTTGATCTAATAGCAATTACTCAAAAATATACAGTAAAATCATACGCAGGAGTGACTGAAAAAGTAAAAATTTCAGAATGGCAAACTTTTCAAAATCGCTTAGTTCAAGAAAGAGCAAACTTTAGAGCATTTTCAACTTCAAAAATTGATGATGAATATGTTAACGTATTTTTTCTATGATCTTTTTTGAACTTCTTACTTATATAATATTAAGTTTGGGAATTAGTTTTGTTTGGAGTTTTTCTGATATATTTGCGCCAGTAAGAAATTTTATAGCTAAGATTCCATATATTAGGCGACCATTATTATGTCCAGAATGTTCTAGTTTTTGGATGGGAATTTTTACTACTTTATTTTACAATCCTCTTTACTATACCCTTGGAATCTTTTCTTTTCCATTTTGTGGGTTAGCAACTCATCTCTTTGCTTGTTTTTTATATAAAATTTACTTTAAAATTAAAAACTAATATTATTAGTTCGATCTATTGTATCTTCATTCTGTAGATTATTTCTATTTGTAATTGGAAGAGTGGGTCTACTAAAAGCTTGATATGTTAAATTAACAAGAGAAGAATCGCCAACTGATCCTTGGTAAGATTCTCCAAGAAATATAGCTTCATTAAAATTAAAAGATAAGATAGGAGCTCCAGTTGGATTTTTAAAGTCTCTAAATGTTATGCCTAGGGATTCTACTTTATATTGACATAATAAATCTCTTATATTTTTGACTTGATAATCATCAACCTTAATTCCAAATGTAAGATTTGTAACAACTGGCGGATTTGTAATTATTTGAAATGGATAAGAATTACCCAGCTTGTATAATATATTTCTATTTGTATCTATACTTAATGTGAAATTTTGAAGCCTATTAAATTCAAAATCATTTAATGTCACTTCTATATCTCCATAATCTGCTATCTTTATATCATTTTTAGGCAATAGAGATAAGCTTTTATCTACTCCTTCTCCAAATTCACCAAGTACTGTTAAATTTGCACTTAAAGCTGGTATTTGATTAACAGCGCAAGATATGGAATAATTATTTAATATACCCGAATTAAAAGCAAAGTATTTATCTTTATATTCTAAATATCCGCTAAATGTACTATCTCCTGTATAATTTATAAAGTTATCAGAATCTATTAAAAGCTTATTAACTGTTATTTCTGCTGTTACTGGCTTAGAATGAGAAAAAGTAACGCTTTCCATACCAAGGTATCTTGTAAGATCTATTGGTAAATTATAGTTAAAAGTAAAGTCTTGTATTCCTAAAACTTCTTTAGAATCTACAAATAACCTTTGATTTTCTTTTACAATTCTTCTTAACATTATAAATTAATTACACTATTAATAAGTGTAATAATACTAAAGGTGTAAGGTAAAAATGAGTGATTTATCATTATATAAGGTTGACGCTTGGAACTCTGCTATTTCTTATAGTAAGAATGACATAGTATTATATGGTGGTTATTATTATTATAGTTTAGTTGACGATAATCAAAATCATACTCCAACTTCTTCGACTGCTAATGTTTACTGGGGAGGATATAGATATTATTCTGCTGTAACAAAACCAGAGTTCTTTTGGAAACCAACTTATGCTTCTCAATTACAAATGAAGCCAGCTGTAAATGTTATAAAATTTGGTAATGGGTACGAACAACGTATGGCCGATGGAATAAACAACAATCTTCAAAAATTTAATTTAAATTTCGAAGGAAGAGATAAAAATGAAACAAGAGCGATTGCTCATTTCTTACATAAAAGAAAAGCTGCAGATTCTTTCTTTTTTGATGCTCCATTTCCATATAATTTTGATGCATCTCAATCTTATCCAAAAAGATTTATTTGTGATGAATGGGATATAGGTTATAATTTTTATAATAATTATAATATAACAGCAAAATTTTCTGAAACTTCAAATGTATGAGTATTAATTCTAACGAACAACTTGGTACAAAAAAAATATCTATAGAAGGCTCTAAATTAAATCCATCTGCTTTAGTAACTTTATATGAATTTGACTTTAGAAATTTTGGAATAGAAAGAGATGATATAGATTTAGCCGAATTAAGTTTTTCTAATGAAATTCCAATACCATATAATAATTCACAAAGTCTTCCAAATTATAATGGTGCGGAAATAGATTCTCCACTAGGAATTTTACGTTTTCATAATATGACAATAAATTTTGAAAATACTAGTTCAAATTTAAGTAGTCCAACTTTATTTAATCAAATAATCTGGCAAGGAAAAAGATATGTTCCATTCCCAATTTTAATCGAAGGACTTGAAATAATGGCTAGAGGCACTTTACCAAAACCAAAATTAACTTTTACTAGTCAAAATCAAATTGAATCATATGAAGCTTTTTTTGTAAAAATAAAAAATACAATTCGATCAATTGGCGATATAATTGGTTTAGAAATCACTAGAAAAAGAACTTTTTTGAAATATCTTGATGCCGTGAATTTTAAAAGTTATGGCGGAATTATAAATGATGATGATTTTACAATTGATCCAGATCCTTACGCTCAATTAAATCCAGATATTTATTATATTGATAGAAAATTAAAAGAAAATAAAAATGTTTTACAATATGAATTGAGTTCAATTTTAGATTTAGAAAATATAAAACTTCCACTTAGAACATTATATGCTGAATCTTGTTCTTTTGATTATAGAGGAGAGGGTTGTGGATTTTCAGGTGCACCAATTGCAAATGATAAAGATGAAACGATAACACTTTTATTAGATTCTAACGTCTCTGCTGGAAATCCAGAATTATGGGAAAAAGCTAATAATGCAAGTTATTCAAAAGGACAATATGTTTATGTTGAATTAGATGGAATTAAATATTATTTTGTTTCAAAAATAAATAATAATTTATATTCTCCATTTAATAGTAGTTATTGGATTGCAGATCAATGTTCTAAAAGATTAAAGGGATGTAGAAAAAGATTTGGTAGTCCATTACCATTCGGAGGATTCCCACCGACTTCTCAGGAGGTATAATTATGGTCGAAGTAGAATTACATGGTATATTAGCAGAAAAAGTAAAAAAAACTAAATGGAATTTATCCGTAAATAGTGTTGCAGAAGCTATTAGGGCAATAGAAGCTAACACTAAAATTTTATATAAAACTCTTTATGAGTTAGAGAAAGATAATTTAAAATATAGAGTTCTTATAAATAAGAAAGATTTTAAAATTTTTAAAAATCCAGATGAAATTGAAAACGATCTTGAAAAAGCTATTTATTCAAATTTAACAGTATCTTATAAAAGTGAAGATTTAAAAAGTATTGATATTATTCCAATTATAGAAGGAGCGGGTGGAATTATTAGTGCTGTAGCTGGAATTGTTTTAACTATTATTGGAGTAGTATTACTTTTTATTCCTGGGGGTCAAATTTTTGGTGCGGCTTTAATTATAGCTGGAATAGGTTTAACTGCTGCTGGATTCTTATCTCTATTATCTTCACCTCCTCCATTTGTAGCTCCAGAATTTCAATCTCCAGAAGTAGCGGCGAAAGGTGGTGGTGGAAAATCTTATCTTTTTGATGGACCAACAAATACTAGAGGCGAAGGTGGACCTATTCCAGTAGGATATGGAAGACTTATCGTTGGTTCTAAAACTGTTAGTGCTTCATTTAATACTAGTTACGTTAAGAATACTGAATCAAGGACAAGTTAATGAATCTAAAAGAAGATAATAAAAAATTTTATCCTAAAGTTTTAAGAGGAGCGGGAGGAGGAAAAAGTTGTAGCCCTAGACCACCACCAGATCCACATACTCCAATTGAAGCGCCCGAAGGTATTTTTAAAACTAACGTAGCAGGTAAAGTTCTTTCTAGAACAGAAACAGAAGTCACAGATTTAATTTCTGAAGGTCCAATTGAAGGTTTAGTAAGTGGAAAATATGTTTATGCTGGTCAAACTAATCAAATTGGTTGGTCAAGTTATATTTTTAATATATATCCTAGTAAACAAAATAATCCTTATCTGAGATCAATATTTTGGAAAAATGTTCCATTAATTGATGATGCTGGAAATTATAATTACTCTCAAATTAATTTTAGATACGACAATGGAAATCAAACTACTGCAACAAGTTTAGCCACTGCGTTAAGAAATCCTACTAGTGCAGCAGATATTCCTCAAGCTTCTAGAACTTTAACATTAGGAGATACTTTAAGATTTGGGCCAGATTTTGCTAAAAATTATGATTTTAAAAGCACAAATATAAGTGAATTAATCGTATCTTTGAAAATAACAGCTCTTTTTGATCAGCAAAATGACCCAAATAGAGATCGAATAACTTATGATCTAGGTTGTGGTCAAACTGCTAAAATTTCACAAACAGCTGGAGATATTAGAGATAGAACGATAACTTATAGATTCAAAATTTTTAAAATAACTAGCGGCGGATATGTAGAAATACGATCTTTGCAAAGAGATGAACAAACCAATGGAAAAATAAGTTCTGGTATAATTGATGCTTTTAAATTTGATTTAAGCGGTCAATATGATCCAAATGAT